TAATGTTATTGGTTTTCTAAGAACTAAACCTGTAGCTGCTCTAATTAATCTTTGCGTAAAGGGAGAAAATACAGCACGATTTACTCTTGCCATATATGCTGTGTAATCTTCTCTTGGCTCTAATGGTAAAAATGCTTCGCTGTTTTCTCTAAGATATTCTGTACCTTCAGTAACCGCCTTCATTATTTCCCAACCCTTCATCATGTCCAGAACTGCTCTAGTTCTAGTAAAAGGACTGTCTATATCTCCAATAGTGGTAGAGGTTTGTACCTTTGTTCTATAGTCTCCAGGAATTGAAAAAGTCATTAACTAGCACCTCCATCTCTTTAATGCTAACGCCTTTCTAGTAGGTCTGCCCTTACTATCTTTCATTGGTCCCTTTACCCCTTTCATACGAGCACAAAAACTCTTTCTTCTTGCTGCTCTTTTTCCCGTTGGGTTCTTTTCAGTTACAGGTGCTTGTAAATTACTACCAGTAGCACGGTTGTATTTCGCACGACCTTTTGCAGTAAGTCCTCCTTTTTTGGACTTTTCGCCTCTTCCTACAGATAAACTTACTCCTTTACGTTTAGCCATTATTTACCCACCTTTGCTTGTGCTTTTTTATGGGCTTGAGTAAAAGTATCTCCTGCTCTCATTCGTCTTTTCATAAACTCCATATGCTTCGCACTATGATGCTCAGAGTGTTTAGATAATAAAGTTTTTTGACGAGGAGTAAGTTTCACTTCTTTTTCTTTTTTTTCTTAGAACGTAGCTTTTTAAAATCAGCAGACGTAATTTTATCTCTAGGAGGAGCAACCCTAGCTAATTTACGCTGTTTACCTGAGTAAGAACCTTTAGGCATTATGCAGCGTTGGTTATAGCACCAGAAGAAATAAAGCTGACACTTACAGTTTCAAGATCACCTGTTGTAGCAGATAGACTTGTTCCTGTAACAATTCCAGAAAAACTTACTTTTTTACTACCAGAAGTATCTAAAAATAATTCAAACTGTGCATCACCAGCATCTTCTGTTGTTAAAACATCAGCTAATAAATTTGCAGTTTCATTACCACTAGCTGCTGTGTAAAGAAAATCAACAGTTCCAGAAGCAGAAATTAATCCACCAACAAATGATCTAGATGTTGCTCCATGAGCAGTTACATCTAAAGTATCTTTTGTAGTATCTAAAGTCCAACCTGTAGTAGATACGACTGCTTCAGTAGTTCCAGATCCGTTTTTAAATTTTACGGAACCTTCTTCGCCACGAAAAAATGCCATTATTCTAAGAAAAAAGAGTATTTATAAATAGTTTAACTTGTTGTTGACTTTTTTACAGTACCTTTTTTCATATTTGCTAGATATTGTTCACATCTGGGGTCCCAAAGAGCAGGATTTCGCTTTCCTTTGATCTTTTCGATAATGTCTAGCATTTCGTCAGTGATTTCGGTCATTTTTTACTCCTTTTGGTAGTTTTTTTACGCCTATGTTGATAGGTTATCTTCTTTTTACCAGTTTTTTCACGTTTAAACCGTGCTTTTTCACTAGCTGTCATTTCTCCAGTAGTCTTAGGTGTCTTACTTGATACACGTTTACTAGGTCTACAGGCTGGATAGCCTCGTTTTTCACCTTTTTGACGGCCACAGGGTTTTCCCGTTTTAACATCAACCCAATTTTCCTTAAACCAACGGGTTAAACCGCCACTACTTCTTGCCACGTTTCTTTGCCTCGGTGCGATAAGTACCACCACGCTTTTTGTACTCTCGTACAAGCCATGCGTTAGCGTAAGCCGAAGGGTAAACAGCAAACTTACGTTTAGCTTCAGCCTTTACCCTAGAGTATAACGCTTTATTTACAGGAACATTCGCCACGTTTCTTACCTCCCTTCTTTTTCTTCTTCTTTTTCTTAGTAGTAGAATGATACATGATAAGAATTAGGTAGTTCTTAATATATTCTAAACGAAGTTTGGCCGAGTGTCTCTGGTTTTGCCAAGTTAAATTGCTGTAAACAAAGATAACCGAAAGCGTCAAAGGCATGATCTACACCAAGATTTTTATTTGGCAACCCAGTATTAGGTGCATATGTAAGCGTTCTAAGTGCTTTTATCAATTCTTTACAACGAGGATGTATAAAAGTTCTCTGATCCCCATTGGCATCAAGTAAGGCAGTATTAACAGCAGTAATCTTATCTCTTATCTTCCACGGACTTTTTGGACTCATAACAGTAAAACCTGACCTTCTAAGTATCGTATGGTCTGTAACACCCACCCCACTGGTCTTTCTTGCACTTCCAGTAGGGTCAGGACAGGCAATAATCCTACGATCAACCCCATATCTTCTGGTCACCTCTTCCGCAAAATCCCATGTGGTAGCACCACCCGTCAGCATAATCTCATCAAAAATATATAAATTGTTGTCATGTTTATATGCACAGATCCCTGCCATAGGGTCAACGTTAAAATCTAAACCCAATAACAATGGCAGCATTTGTAGGTCTTGCACTTCTTTATCAATATTGTCATCACTGAAGCTGACAGCAACCAATCCAGTTAAATTCTCAAAACTTGCCTCAAATTCCTGTCTAAACGTTCTTGCATCCAACTGGCTTCTGGCAGCCTCCACCTCCTCTTTAGCAACATTACCCCCTTCAATCGTTGTAAAACTCCATCTGGCCCAATCATCCCACTCCTGTTCTCCACAAAAACACCACATATCATAAAACCAACTGGCAGTTCCATCAGGTGTACTAATAAATAAAGCCCAACCCTGTTTATCAGCCAAAGCAGGTCTAATTACCTCTGCCCATACATCTCGATCCATAAACGCTGCTTCGTCTAATACAACCCCTGCCAGACTTCTACCCCTTAATGCCATCGCATTTTCTGTTCCCTTTAACTCAATAGTTGATCCATTAATCAACTCCAACCTTAAATCAGTCTCATTCTTACTCTGAATCCATACCTTCGGTGTCAATCTCTTCAATTCCTTCCACGCAATATCCTTTGCCATTCGATATGTAGGAGCACAATAAAAATATACCTCTCCAGGTCTGTTAATAGCTCCTCTTAACAGTTCAATACAGCTTAAATAACTTTTTCCAAACCTTCTTCCAGCAACCAATACCCTAAATCTTTTATCACTATTAAATACCTCCCCCTGTGCATACCTTAAACTGACCTCATTAAGACTCATATAACCCTTTTTTTCATAATATTACTCATTTTCTTTCGCATTTTATACTTTTAAGGCTATTATCAAAATATTAACCCCTATAAAGACTAAGTCCGTGGCTGAATCTTTCATAAATAACCTAAACTACGATCTCCCAGCACCTCAACGCAAACCTCGTGTTCAAAAATATACAGGTGGTACTAATTCAAGAGCAGTCATAGAAGCACGTTGCCAAAGATTATATTCAAAACAATTAGAAGGTAAAACTACCAGACAGCTAGTAATAGAACATTCTCATAGAGAAGGTATCTCAGAAACAACTGGTTGGGCTGATTGGAATAAAGTTAAAGAATGGAATGATCAAGATTGGTTGAAAGAAAGAGAAAAAATGATCCCTCGCTTACAAGCAATGCGTATGCGTCTATTCAATAAAGCCGTATCAAAAGGTCAATTACAAACAGCAGCACAAATCCTAGACAGCCTAGGTAAAGTAGTTGGTGAATCCGTAGAAACAGTTAATATCCAAGCTCCAGAATTAGCTATTCGCATAGAACCAAAAAGTTAAGCAATATATATTTAAGTTCCCCACACACGTAAAAAAAATAAATAAATTTACAACTACACCCCCATTGTTACATATTGTTAAGATATTGATATATAATTATATAACTATATATCTAGTAGCTAATATTGGGGTAGGGGAAATAATATCTTATTTTCTCAGTACCTAGAAAATTTAATTAAACTATGACTTCAAAAAGTTTGGAAGCTAAACAAAAGCGTATCTTAAAAGCAATTGATAAGATACCAGCTTTTGTGATAAATGAAGGTGACATTGAGATTATCAGGTTATCACGTTTTGTTGATCCTAAAGCCGATCTTAAAAAAGACCCTCTACACGCTTGTAGAAAATTTCTAGTTATAAAGGTTGCTTGGGATTAATCCTATAGTACTCTTTAAATCAATTCTAAGGGGTGTAAATATCTTTTATAGATAAATACACCCTTTACAACTAATAAGCCTTTACAAGCTTACTAAAACTAAACATCACTAAATTAATTAAAACCATGTTAAAAAATTTTGTTATCTGGTCGGGATTTTATGCCTTATCTGGGATAGTTCTAACCAGTGTTATTACTGAAAGTCTAAATAAAAGTACTTTCGCTGATTGTAAAGCTAATATCTCAAGAGATAATAAAGCTTGCATACAAGTTTTAAAAACTGGTAGTGATTATCAGCAAAAACAAGTATTAACAATACTAGCCATAAATGATATATAATAATATCATTAACTTAAAACTTTATTAACTAAACTCATGAACCAACAAGAAATTTTGAACCAACTTGAAGAATCAAAACAAGTTTTACAAGCTTGTAAAGAAATTATCCCTAGTGATAAGTTTTTAAGTTGTGAAGAATACAATACAGTTTTATTAAAAATTGTTAGTGATTCATACGACTATAACAAAAATAAAGAGGCATACGACTTAATTTTAAATAAGTTATTTAATGTTTCTATTATCGAAGCTGAAAAACTAATCACTATACAAGAAATAAAACAAGAGCAAGAAAGAAGAATTGAAGAATTAAGTAAACCTCTAACAACTAAACCAACAATAACTAACTCTTTATAGGGTTAGTTTTTTTTTATTCACTTTATTAATTTAAAACTATGAACTTTACACCTATTGAGAATAAGCAATTAATTGAAACTTCAAGTTTAATTAAGCTTATAGCTAATAACGACGTTAACGGAAATGAACAGCATATATATTTACATATTGCTAATACTGGGAGAATATTAAAAGCTTACGATGTAGCTAATAGAGGTGTTTATTCAGTACCAAAAGAGTTAAAAAATAAAGCTATTAATGCAAGTTGTATTAGTATATCAACTACAGAATATAAAAGGATATTAAAAGAATACGAATAAATAATAGTTTCTTAAAGCTATCTAATTAAATTTAGATAGTTTTAAAAAACTATTTTTTAAAAATAGTTTTACTTTCAACTTACATTAATTAAAAAAATGAATCACACATTGACAGTAAGTAATGCTTACGGGCGTGACTTTAAAAGTAAACGTGAAATATTAGAGCATTATAACTCTAATAAAGACTTTCAAAACTTGAATCCGATGGTATCGGGTGCATATGTAAATAAAAAGGATGCCAAAAGGTTTAAAGTAGGATATTTGAATGTTAGATATAATAATTTAATGAAAATAGCAGTTATAGACGTTAGTAAGGATGATTTTCAAAAATGATTATTAGTGAACTTATAAAAAATAACTCTAATTTAGAGTTATTTACTGAACTTATACATGATTTAAATAAAATTGATTATGTATTTGAAGATAACAAAATAAATTTAAGTGATATTGAGTTAATAAGAAAAATACAAGAAAAATATATCAATGCTTTGATATTAAAAAATAAACTCAAATATTTTTATAATTCAAAGTTTATTAAGTATTAATAATACTAGCTTTAAGGGGTGTATTGAACACCCTTTAATGAAAGTATTTTTTTACTTTCAATTAAAAACTTATTTTATTAATTAAAAATGAAAAAAGAATTATTTAAGTTTGGGGTGAATAACTCCAAGCTAAAAAATACTATTACTTTCTCAAAAAGTAGTGGATTAACTTGCCCAGGTGCTAATGAATGTCGTGCATATGCTGATATGAATGCCCAGGGAAAGAGATCGGTTAAAAGGTTCAAAGATACTGAATTTACTTGTTATAGTGCAAGTTTAGAGGCATTGTATCCAAGTTTATATAATCTTACTAGGCATAACACTAGCTTATTGAATGAGTATATTAAAAAAGATGATTTTAAGGGGTTAGTTGAATGTTTGAATGTTTCATTAAATAAAAAAAGAAGTAAGAATATTAATTTAGTTAGATGGAATCAATCAGGGGATATATACACACGTTTTGAACTTGAAGCACTTAAAAAAGTAGCTTCAATGAATAAAGATTTAATATTTTATTTTTATACTAAGAATTTAATATTATTTCCTACTAATAGAAGTATAGAAAGCAATATGAGAGTAGTTGCGAGTTATGGTGGAAAGTATGATTATTTGATAGATAGAGGTTATTTCAAGAGATTCAGTAAAGTTGTTTTTTCAACTAATGAAGCTAAGATATTAAACTTACCTATTGATACCGATGATACACACGCATACATGGATAAGGGTGCTAACGGGTTTGCATTATTGCTTCATGGTACTCAAGAGAAGAATACAAGAGCAAGTGAAGCTTTAAAAGAAATTAAGAGAAATAAAAAACAATTATTAGAGGTTTAAACAATGAATAAAAAAAGATTAAGCACACTTGAACATACAGACCAGGTTAAAATAACTTTAACAAGTGATCAAATAAAATATATAGATAAACAATGTAAAAAACGTTTTAACATGGTTAATAGATCACATATGATAAGACAGTTAATTATAGATAGTATTGAAAAACAAAATACAATTAAAGATATAAAAAAAGAAGACAGTGAAAAATATTTAAATTTTGAAGAATATAGTTTAATTCATAGTGTTTTAAGTGATAGTTTAAAAGCTATTACTGAAAAAGAAAAAGTAACCGAGATATTAAAAAAATTATATTATATTTCAATTTTAGATTATAAACAGTTAAATATTTTTGAAAATAATTAATGTTTAGATCTTAAGTAATTAATCAAAAGTAAATTAATCAGGATATCTAAATTTTTATCATTAGATGAAAGTTTATTTAACCTGGTTAAGTGCTTTTTAAGCTGCTTATCGTTATGAATGTCATGGTCATGAATGAATTGTTTGATGTAGCTCATATTAGGGCGAATTAGGGCGAAAATTTGATTAGTAAACTAATTATATGATATCATGAATGCATAACTTTATATCATTAATTAATTATGAATGAACAAAAAACAACTAATGAATCCAAAAAAGAAAAATGGATTAAAACCGAACATGATAAAGCTGTTCAAATTCATTGGGATAACATAGACAGAATTAAAAAGTTAAAAGATGAACAATCTACAAAAATATATAGGATATATTCCTATCAAATTGGATATAACAAACTTACTGATCAAACTAAAGATAAATATGAATTATCTATTGAATCAATTAGGAAACAACAGTTAAAACACTGTTTAGAGGTTGCAGATTTACAAAAACAAATAGATAAAAATCCTTTTGAAAAATCTGTTGAGGTTATGAAAAAAAATAGTAATGAAGAAATGCTATCTAAAAAATATGACAGGTTATTTAATAAAAAAACTAAGGAGGTTAAATAGTGGTAAGACAGAATCCTTATAAAGAAAGTTGTATTGAAAGAATGAAAGAATTAA